CTTTTGTGTAATACTCCAACCACATCTTAGCAAACTCAGTATTTTCTGGGTTACCCAAATTAGCATCAGGCAACCGGTATAACCACCCATTAGATTCTACCGCTTCCTGCATATCAGTTGGCAAAAATTTGTAATCATGCATATGTGACATCTGATCGGATTTGATTAAAGCCACCTCGTCGTATAGATTATCTGGGGGTGGTAACCCCATCTTATAATTTGGGTACATATAAAACATTGTAGCCAAAAGGTTTAATAAGGACAACTCCTCCTTCTCCTCGGGAGTATAGACCTGAGGAGTGGGTATCCAAGGATCAGTTGTTCCATCCACATTTTCATATCCGGATTGTGGTACATACATGCCAATAATATTATCATAAATAGCGTCACTACAGTCATCATCATCATAAGACAATAGAGGTGACCTGGTGACAAAATCCTTAGCAAGTGAAGGTACACGTTCTGCTTTCCTAAGCCTTCGCAGCCTCCGGATATCTTCATACGTGCGCATCATTGAAGCAACTTGCGCTTTCGTATATACGGGCTCTTCCGTCCCTTGTGATGTTTTACGTGCACCACGCACGGTAGGGGGGCGAGAATTTGACTTCGAGCTCTCGCTGCTCCTTTTAATAGTAGTGTTTCCCATGCAATACTCATTGCCACTTTCACAGGAAAGAAGTGACTGAGGGTTTGGACTATATTTCCCCTGGGAAGCGTTGATCTTGATGTCCGCAAGATCCCCGTAATCAGTCCCAAGGTACTTCTCCCTCCAATCGGTAAGGAGTTGGTCAAAATCAGCATATATGATTTTATCGCAATGTATTTCTAGATCGTGTTTCTTCACGATCTCTAGCAGCTGTCTGCGTCGCTTATCGAAAACGAGTCTCCCGTACAGGAACCATTCTCGGAGAGCTCCGCATATGCAAACAGCTGCCAGTTGGTGTCTAGTTAATTCTTTGGATGCCAAATTGGAATGCAAAGATTTAAAAATAGACTTCTCGTCCAATAGACCATTGAACGTTCCAAATTCTGGAATGTACATAGAGTCTCTCTTCAGAAAATTTACCTCCCCTTTTGGTCTAAAGGGAGGAATGATGGGTGTTTTATCAGGGGCGGTGTATTCTAAACCATATACTAACATATGTTCAGAAATATTAACACAAGTGTAACTATCGCCTAAACGACTATGGACAGCCCCTAAGCTATCATCTCCGTAAAACATACTAACTACATTTTCCCTATATGGGCTGGCCGTCAGCCCTAAGGTGTCAAAGTAAGCGCAACGGTGTAGAAGGGCATTGGCAATACCGTTGATAAATACCGTCAGATTATTGCCTGAAGTGTTACCCTTGGTGAGTTTTACTAATGTGCCATTAACGGCTACGTAAGCAGATACCACATCTGGTATAGCAGCCTCCATGATGGCTAAATCATCCTCACTATAACCTCCAGCTGCCGCTATGGCTATCAAAATGCGCATAGTGGCAATAGTTACATTCACTGGTAAAGATTGGTCATAAGCTTTGAAATCACCAGCTATGATGCGATCATCGCCAAATTGCGTGATGTGGTGATGCAATTCATCCCACTCCCTGCCACTGGCATTAATCCCCACAGCTTGCTCACTCAAACCACTGAATATAGTCAACATAGTGGCGGGTGGTAGAAAATATTTGCGAATAATATACTTCTGAGCCACAGGTGCTCCGGTAAATACACGTATTTTCTTTTTTGTAAGTAATGTCGGCTCATCTTTCAGAGAAGCTTTGTAGATAAAATTATATCTCTTATTCTGACGATAACACAACATCGCCGCATCAATCTCCTGTTGAAGCGTGTCACTAAGTTCTGCAACACCATCCAGCAATTCATAATGTGCGGACAATTTACTCTTAAAACCATATCCACAAGATTTATTACGAGGCATAGGGTCAATAAACCTTCGTCCATAGATTCCACCCATAGTTTCCTCTGGGGTTAGTGGGACCATAGGAACATGCCTAGTAAACTCCGCAGTAGCTTCCAATAATGGAGTGGTGTAGTCAATGATAGCCATTTCGAGAGTTTTCGGCGAAGGGCCAAGAGAGGCCTTACCATATCCCGCTAGGGCCTTGTAATAAGGTTCAGTCTCAAACTCCGCCTTAGGAGGTCCCCACAGTTGGGGACAGCCCATAATGCGCTCGACGTCGTGCGATATTAATGACATACGAACTTCCGATCTAAACGTAGAAGCTTCGAAACAGGATCCGAGTACTTCTATTTGCCTATCTTCCGTATCGGTGTATAGAGGTA